AAATCTTGCGCAAGTTTATTCACATTAAGGTCGAAGTGATCGATTACAGATTGTCTAACTCTAGTAGCAAGTTCGGATGAAGTTTCGAAAGTTTTCTTCTGATCATATTTAATTGTCGAATTAACACTGATGAATGTATATTCGGGATCAACAAAAACAGGTTGGATCGAGACTACACTCTTTGGTGCGATAATATCTCGCGCGATTGTATCCTTATCTGATTCTGTGATAACCGTGCCAGCAACTGGATCTAAACAAATAAACACTCTACCATAAATCGGCGGATCATTAATTTCTCCACCCCAAACACTGATAGAATTAATTCCAGGGAATCTTCTCTTAATCAGAGTTGCGTAGTCATCAGAGGTTACTGCACGATCTCTGGTTGTATTGAATTTTGGTGCATTGAATTTAATACTATCAATGCTCTCTGCTTGCGCACCACGAGAAGCACGTGTAATGACTTCTACTGTTTTAGTCTCTGTCGATCCAGTAAGGATATTACTCACAGAAAAATTGGATAAGTTATTTGCGCCATCTGCAGAACCAACAAAATATTCAACAGTAATAATATCACCGTATTCTAATTGCTTCCCTAAAATGTTATCGCCAAATACGATTTGGTATAAACCGTCATAACCCATCTCAATCCAAAACACATTACTATTATTATCGATGTTAAGATATGTATCTGAATAATTGAAAGACGTAGTTATATCATCACTTGGGGTTTGAACAGAAACCGTAACCGTAGTAATATCTACATTTTTGTTTGGAATGATAAATGGTCCAGACAGAGTTGTACTATCTGCAAAGAATGTATTTGCGACTCTGTTGCCTTCGATTAATTTAATATCCCCGAATGTAAATGTTTTTATCGATCCATTTTGATCTGATACAGTAACAGTATAATCGTCATCAGGTTTAAATGAGTATACACCACTTGGTACTAGGTCAGAAGGAATTCCTGTCGCAGTAAAAGAAGTGTTTTTAGATAATGTGAGAGAATCTGGACCGTAGTTTGCTGGTGCGACTACTTCTAATGAGACTTCTGCTCTTGCACAAGTCTGAGAATTTGGTAAATACCCCATTGTCTTTGCAATAGAAACAACAGAAGATCTTTTTAACGCACTATCGAGGAACATTTCATTAGCAAGAAGATGTGCAAGAGTAGCATTGTAGTGCGTATTATATGCAAGAACATCGAGTAGGACTGACATTGCAGATCCCTCGAAATTATAATCTGAAAATTCATCCTGTGAAGCAAGATATTCTTTCAGGTTTTGCTTGATTCCGTGGAAATCAAGTTCTGTTACTCTAAGTTCTGCCATTTAGCGAGCTCTCTTTAAGAATGTTGAATATGTAATTGGTTCGGGATTGCCGACTACATAGAAACTGATGGTTATGTCATATTGATTAAGGTCAAAATTTGGTGACACCTCAACCAATTCAAGTTTACATCTAGGTTCGAACTGAGTGATCAGAAGCGTAATTTGTGCCTCTAACATGTTTGCAGTAACGAGATCCATAGGTTCAAACAACATCATATAAATCGGCGAACCAACAATATAGTTAAACGGTCTTTCACCGTTCGCAGTCAACAATAATATTCTAAGCGATTGCTTAACTGAATTGATGTCAAACTTCATCCCCAAGTCACCCGTTCCAGGATGCGGAGTAAAGGAAAGATCTAAATCTTTGTATATTCTGACTGTCTTCATAATACTTATTTATATGCCTTTTAGTATTTTTTAAACGATCCATTTGCCGAAACACGTTTGTGATTATACATGGTAAAGTGTTGGTATCGATTCCCAGATTGTTTAAATGAGATATGAATCCAGTGTCCGCCCGAAGGTAGATATTCTAGAAGAACTTGATCGTAAGGAACGTTTTTGATAATCCACTGCACAATCTCGTCATGATATTTCGCCTTACTCATACCGTTGAATTTCATATCAACTGCCTGCCCGAGCATATGCTGCGAGGTTGTTGATCCTCCAGATGGAATATAATCTCGGAATCCTGATGTGAAATACATTCCAGGGAACTTAGTTCTGATTGGATCTAAGCAGTTTACTGCCAAACAGCGCATGTTTGCAATCATGTCTGCTTTGCTGAATCCACCATACGCTCTCAACTTACCCTTGACCATTACATCTTTTAAGGTAAATTTATCAGAGATTTTCATCCCATAATTTACGCCATTTGAAATGTTAATATCTGGGAGTTTGGTTCCAGTCTTAGTTACATTACATGCAGTAGGTGCGACCTTTCCGCTTTCTGGACTACTTGATCCATCTTCTCCAGGAGTCGCGCTATCCTCAATACCTGCAGCGTTGCTATCTGCAATACCATCTTCGCCATCATAATCCATACCCTTTGCTTCATCCGGAGAGACACCACCGCCACCTCCAACAAATTCAGGTTCACTTGGAGTCATCGGTGAAACTGGATCTGCAACAATAGTAATATCAGGAGGAGTACCATCCGATGCGGTCACCGCAGAACCTGCGCTTCCAGGATTTACTGTAATGATTGCACCATCAACATTGGTAGCACCACCACCCTTAACATTCATCGTTGAACCTGCTTGGATATTTGTCTTACCAGATGCCTTGATGTTTGTCTCTGCGCCGTAAACATTCGCCTTCGCGTCGGACTTAATGTTAATATCAGAGGTAGCATCAATATTAATCTTGTTGTTGGACAGAATATCGACGCTTGTCGCAGATCCAAGACGCCAAGAACCTGAAGTGGCAGAGTCAATATTACCATTGACATCCATTGAATAATCACCATCGACGCGAGTAGCAAAGGTTCCTTTGACAGCAAGGTTCATGTTGCCACCGACTTTCCAGTCAACGTTTCCGTGTGTATCGATATTCGTATTACCACCGACTGTAAGATTACAGTTGTTTGCTACATAGATATTACAACTGCCACCAACGTGAACATTTGCCTTGCCTTCGATCGTAATAACACCATTGCGATCGATAACCGTATAACCGTCACCAATAATTTTATTTACCTGCGAACCATCTGGTCGCATTTCTTGGAACGTGCCTGATTTATGATTTAGAGAAACACGTTCTGCATTCGGCGTATCATCAAATTCCATAGTGTGACCAGATTCACTCTGGTAGGTATGGTTGTATGGATACTCAGCAGCAAAGGCAGACTTCGGTTGAGAAACAGACTCGCCTGTTCGACCAGCAATAGGTTTCGAAGTTGTCCTTTGTGCATCATGTTGACCGTGGATCGTTTGATCCTGTGGTAGTGCTTTAGTTTCTCCTGGATTTTTCCCAACCGCGAGTGCATTGACATCACCGTTACCTGCTTCGAGATATTCTTTCTTGGGATAGACATTATTTGGATCTTTATATCCCTTTGTCGGATCAGTATCTCGAAGTCCCTCGTTTGTGGGTTGATTTGCCACAGTTGGTTTTGCCTGAACAAGTTCTGCTGGGTTGGGTGCAGAGATTGTTGGTGATCCAGGTTTTGTTTGTAGAAGATCGTCTAATAATTTGTTTGCCGAAAACCCAACCCCAAAGAAATCCATGGAAGTTTTTCCACTAGAACTGGTTTTAATCAATCCATTTGCGAACTTAATCGCTGTGTCGATTCCCTGACCATTAGCAACAGACAGCATTCCCATGATAACATCTTTGGGTGAATCCGCTGTAATTGCCTTTGCAGAAAGAAGAGATTTGATATTTCTATCGAGCAAAGAAACCATAGCATTGTTTTGGGAAGATGGATCGTTTAAAAATCCACCACCACCGCCGCCAAGATTAGTAATCTGCTCGATGTGAGCATCATCGATAATTTCTGTGACTTCTTTTTCATGTGTATCAACCAAAGAAGTAACTACAGAGACTGCATTCGTTAAATTTTCAACAGAAGGTGCTATTCTGAATGGATCAAAAGAAACATCAATTGCTTCATTTACTGCAGATGTTTTTCTATCAATTTGGTTGGAAACTAATTCAAATGCAACCTTAGTTGCAGATGGAAGTTTGACTGAATTAGTAATTAATGCAGTAGCAGATTTTACCGCAGAAGAAGTAAGTGTCTTTGTTATGGTGTTAACCATTTTATTTGTAGTGCTTAATACTTCATTCGATCCTGAGGCAGATGTTGTCAATGCAATCTTTGTAGTAAGACCAGACCCCTCCTTAGAAAGAGTGTTTTTAACAGAAGAAACTGCGGATCCTACCGAACCGTTTGCTTGGTTGACAACTGTATTTGCAATCGCTGCTGCACTGCCAATTTTCGCAGTCCAGATTTTAGGATCAGCGAGAGCAGCAAAGTTTAGATTATTACCAACATTACCAATGTTCGTTGGAATCGGAAGTCCCAATTTATTAAGAGCATCAAGCGCAAAGTTTTTACCGAGGTTTTTACCAATCAATCCACCAAGACCAAACTTCGCGAGAGAATCAGATGACTGTTCTCTAATCCAAGTTTTCTTTGTCAGTATTGAAATGTCAGGAATATTCTTTTTAATATTCTCTAATGTTTTTTCGATAGCATTAGGCGCGACTGCACCAACAGTCTGTAGGGCCTCGAGATTGAAACCATATGCCCCGACTTTACCACTATCTGAAATTGTAGAATGTGAACCGCCGCCAACATCATGCGCGATGGATCCCATCAATTGCTTAATTTCTGTCGCAGAAAGAACCTTGCTTATTTTAGTATTATCTAAAATTTTAGATAAATCTTGGTTGAGCAGAACATCCAACATCAGATAAAGTTCCCGTTCTTAGTAAAGTTTTCCATAAAGCACTTATATAATTCTCGTTTGTGTTGGTGATTCTTATTAATATCAAGACCAGTTTGTTTAATCAAAATTTCAATGGCATTATCACCAACAAGAGAAGAAGTCTTTACTCCTTTATACTGATAAAATGCAAGGCAGCACTTGGCACTAAATTCGACGCTGGAGTTTACTTTTTGTGGATTGGACACTAGATCCTCTCCAATTATCTTACCAATCTTCGCAAATGCATCTTTACCAGTTATTTGCACAAAAGAATGTCCACGGAATTTATAACCATCCAGTGGAGAGGTGGTAATAGTATTGCAATTGGCATTACCAAGACCCTTACTGGTATCACCATAGATAAAGTTTGCCATGGCAATTGGACCTGCTGACTTTAACTGACGAGCAAATGCTTCACCTCTATTACGAACTTTCCTGAAATTCTTCAGCATGGTCTTGACTGACCAATTGGTGTTTTCGGCAATAGGACTAAACGCAGATTCTACACCAGCGATTGCCAGAAATGCAGCAACTGCATTGTTGCTATATCCTGCTGCTCGACATGCTTTAATGATTTGATTAATATTTGATTTATTACCACGCGCCATAATGTTTTTAGCAAAACTGCTGCAGTTGCAATTCTTTAACTTTTCTAGAGCAGCAGGATCGACTTTATTAGAACTACCACTACCACTACCACTACCATCACTGCCTCCCGAGGTAGGAGAGTTACCTGATCCGTCACCCCCACCGCCGCTACCATTGCTCGCAGGAACAGCATTAATTGTCCCAACAAAAGCAGGTTGCTGACCTTCTGCGCCATCCATGAAGAATCCCCACACCCAAGTACCTTCTACTGGACCAGTTGGGGACCAACCAATACCAGAAGTGCTGGCACTATTTGCGGGCATAATTGGCATCGCCCAAGGAAGATCGTCGGTTGGTAACTGTTCTTTATCATCTGTGTGATAACCAAGAATTCGCAATCTTACGCGACCAATACGCATAGGATCTCCACGATCTTCAACACATCCGAAGAACCAATAAAAGTTTGAATCATTATTTGAAAAGAAATTATCTGCCATTTTTATCTCACGAAATGTAAGGTCCAGGATCTTGGAACTTACCGTTTAAATTAATCTCGAAGTGTAGGTGATGTCCTGTAGAATTTCCAGTATTGTTGACCTGCATAATTTGCTGTCCTGCCTTTACCTTATCTCCCACTTTTACCTTGAGAGACCCCTCGTTTGCATGGGCATATACAGATGTATAACCTCCACCATGATCAATGGTAATACGTAAACCATATCCAGAACCTTCACCATAGTGTTTACCTGCATTTTGCCAACCTGCTTTAATAACTGTACCATCTTTGACTGCGAAAACTGGAGTACCCTTTGGTGCTCCAATATCATACCCTTTATGTCCTGTAGATGCACCAGAGGTAGGTGCTTGCCTTGGTCCAGTTTTACTTGTAATTCTACCCTTACCACCAGTTGGGTGAGTCCAACCTGCTTTATTGATCGGTCCAGGAGATGACGGAGATACACCATTTTGCTGATCTGCCTGCACTTCAGGATCATCTGCTGCTGGTGGGGTTGGTGCGGGTGCACGTGTGATTGCTTGGAATGCCGTATGGAAAGAATCCTTAGCAATTTCCAAAATCATATTATGTGCTACTGGAGTCATCTTGTGGTGAATCGCGGTAATCATCCATACACCAGAAAGAAAGGGATCCCAATGGTTTTTTGGATCTGATTTATCTGCACTGTCTCCGACCTTGGGATATTTAAAGTTGATAATCTTACCAACTTCAGCGTCAGTTCTTCCAGGAACTGTAATATGCATACGCAATCCAGAAATATCTTCAAGAACGCTTTGTCTCATACCCAACCATTTATCTGGTGCATAGTCTAGTAATTCATCGTCACTAGTAGTAAGAACTTTTCTATGCACAGGACGGAAGAAACGTTTAGACAATGCTGAACGAGTTACGTTGGCAGGATATGTCATATTATCTTTTGATTTCTCATCAAATGTTGCTTTACCATTTTCAATACGGTAATTTTCCATATGAATAATATCAGGATATGAATATGAATAATCGTGTGGTGCGTTTGTCGCTTCTTTAATCATAATATCGAAAATTGTTGTAGTGCTGGCGAATCTTCCTTGATCCTGCGACTTTAGAATATCTACTTGTTCATTAAAACGAATATCAGATACAGTGTTGAAACCTTTGTCCAATCCTGGTTTGGAAGTATCAAAAGTTATTCCCCCAGTCAAATTTGTTTCAGGGTTGACAGGTTTTTGTAAATATACATACTCAGCAAATACAGAACTATCGTCTAATTGACTCTTAATCAAATTGTCAATAGAAGTAAAATAGAATTGTCTAGTAGTTTCATAGAACAAGAAACTCGGCGATTTTTGTTTAGCACCGATAGATCTTTGCGCTACATAATTGAGGCAACGGAATGGTGACCACATATTTGCAACGAATGCAATTTTACCCTCGTGTGGAGTATCTGCGATGACCATCGGAGTTTCATCTTTATTATCGATTCCACCGAAGCAACGTTTTTGCTTTAGATAATCAGTATAAAGTTTATCTGCGATTTCATCGGTAGTACCCTCGTACTTTTTACTTACTTGAGTAATATTATCACTGACTGCTTCCATGGAACAGAAGTATAATGCATACATTTGTTCACGGTCAGCATTCAACATTCTATTCTTAATCGAATAAATTGAAAATGTCTTTTTGATACTTTCACCATATTCATCACCAAAAGATGGAGTTTGGACCCAAAGATTTAAAAGTTCGTCTCCAACGAGAGGTAATCCAGAAAGAAGTTCTTTCGAGTCTACAACAATCAGAACACCCTGTAGTGCATTGGAAAATATATCCTCATAGATGTTAAGTTCGACAATAAAATTTTTGATGTCAAGAACCTCGCCGTTGACACTTTGAATCTCAACAGTCTTAAAAGAAACGTCACCTGGATTTGATAACTGTTTTGATTTTGGATCCGACATATTATACTCTAATTAATCTTTGGAATTCCGAAACAAACTTACCAATTAAATTCTTTGGAATATACTTTATTTGTCGCTTCTGCTCATTTAACTCGACTTCATAGTCCCAGTTCGAAACTGGTTCATGTTCACCCGATAGAACTTTTGCCGAATTATAATCAACAATAATTCCTTGTGGGACACCTTGTGATGCAAGCATATCTGTAGTCCTGTAATGATGCACTGCTTGGTATATATTATTCTCACCGTATTTTTCTACGCAATACGAATAAAGATCTTTATCTTTTCTTGGCCATTCTTCGCGAACATCAACGATATTGTTTGTCAGTAGTAGAACCCAATGATAATCTTCTCTTCCATACATTTTATATGCGAGCAATTCTGGAGTTTCTCCATTTTCAATGTAAGTTGTTTCTAAAAAGTCCACATTTTTAATAGGAGTTTTTGGTGCTACACGAAGAAAAATATCTGTGATGCCCTTATAGGTGCCATCGAACTTTCCTCTTAATACTGGAAATTGTCTAAAATACATCTTAATATCCTTGATTGACTCTTTGTGCAGTCATTAGTTCTAGTTCTAAGAATTCTAGACGCATAGTCGCATGGGTTGGCATACCATTATCGAATGTAGTAAATCCAGTATCACTTCCATAATCTATTGTCATATTAGTAAGAACGCAAGTGGAAATTTTGCGAACAAATTGGTTTTCTTTTCCTGCATGATAATATACAATGGTAAATTCTGAAGGATAGTTGAAGAAGTATCCAGAGTCTTTGAGTTCTGGATGCATATGATATGCAAACTTTTGAATGATTCCCATACTATCCCCCTTTCCGCCAGTTGTGCGATTAAAAATCGCCTTTGCTTCTGCTTCACTTCTTGGGGCAAAATTATATTCGAATATAAAAGATCTATTACTCATCGATTTGAAGAATTGTTCTTTGTATGGGTTGGTCACAGTTTTAGTTGTGGATTCTAGCACTTTATTAACATCAAGCGCATTGTCGCTTAAAACTTTAGAAATTTTACCGCCTGAACGTAATGCCAGTTTCATGTTATCTGTACTTAGTGGATTCATTGCACCCAAGAGAGACTGGTTACCAGCACCGATCGCACCGAGCAATGTGCCCATTTCACCTTCTTTCCAAGTTGCTCGATATCCTGCAGACATTTTATTTTCAGGCATCTGTAGAGCAATGGCACCAGCACCTGTATATAGTTCCTGATTACCTGACAATGCTCCGATGGCACCACCAACAAGTCCACCACCTAAAGTTTTTGCTGCAACGCTACCAAGGCGACCCAAAAGACTAACGCCACCAGCATTTTTACCGCCACCATTAGTCAACTGTTCTGCGATGCCAAGACCAGCACCAATACCTGCACCTAGAGCAGCAGTTTGAGCAGTGGCATTTTTTGGTTGTTGTGTATTTTGCTGACTTTTATCAAAGACCTGTCCACCATTGTTCTTGAACGATTCACCAAGACGAGAACCTTCTCTTACCAATGGATAAAAGACAACATAATGCGGGGATTGCGTTTCTACATCAAGTGGATACCGAAGCGCACTGCCACTATCGATTCCATATTTTTGAATGTGCGCTTCTCTCGCATCATCTTTTGGCGTAAATTTGATTTGCGACACGAATAAATATCCCTTAGATTGGTATTTTCTTATATTTATATGGTTTATTCAAAAGATTCACTCAAAGGCAGATATAATATACAGAAACCCAATAAGTATATCGGGGATCCGAGCAACATCATCTTCCGTTCTAGTTACGAACTAAAGTTTATGAAATGGTGTGATGCGAATGATAATGTTTCGGAGTGGGGTTCAGAAGAACTTGCAATACCATATAGATCTCCTGTTGATGGAAGAGTCCATAGATACTTCGTCGACTTCTATATTAAAGTCAATGATCAACGTTACTTGATAGAAATTAAACCTGCTAAGTTTACGCAGGAACCCAAAATCCCAAAACGAAGAACAAAACAGTTTCTCCAAGAAGTAATGAATTGGGGTGTGAATCAAGCAAAGTGGAAAGCAGCAACTGAATTCTGTTTAGATAGAAAATGGAAATTCCTGATATTAACTGAAAAAGAATTGGGAATAACGAATAAATAGTTATTATGGCAAATCCTTTCGAAAACCTTCGTGCTAAAGCTGGGGATGGACAAAAGTCTATCTGGTGGTATATGCGCAATGCTCAAAAATTAGTCGGCGCGAGTTTATCGCCGAATACAGCAATGCAATCTGATATTGGAGAACTAAAGTCAAACATCGAAATCGGTTCGATGTATATGTACTATTACGATCCAAAATGGAAAAACGAATTACCATTCTATGATGCCTTCCCGTTAGTGCTGCCATTCGGTCCAGCACCTGGAGGGTTTTATGGTATCAATCTGCACTACGCACCATATCTGGTAAGAGGAAAGATTCTAGGCGAGTTGCTTGATTACACAAATTCAAAAACATTTAGTCCCACTACCAAAATTCAAATGTCGTATCAAATGTTACAGAGCATTAGCACTGCAAATGAGGTTAAACCTTGCATCAAGCATTATTTGACAACTCATGTGCAATCAAGATTTATGAAGATAAATCCCATCGACTGGAAAAGTGCCATATTTTTACCCCTTGAAGCATTCCAGAAAAAAACAAAAGAAGAAGTATTCAGAGACTCGAGGAGTAAATACTAATGGCAGCGGCAGGCAACGGGATACAAGAATTTCTCGCAGAAGTGGGTGCAAAGGACTTAGCACGTTCACACAGATTCGAAGTAATTCTCGGCACACCGAAATGTATGAATGGTTTGGAAAATAGCATTACCAATGCACTTCTAAATATTCCTGGAGTTCCAGAAGCATCAGAATTTCTTCTGGGACAGAAAAACACTCCCGAAAATAATAACACTGCTTATACATCACTAATGTGCGAAGAAGCAATCTTTCCTGGATTAGTGATGGGTTCAAAACCATTCAAGTATAATAACCGTGTCGAGAATCGAGCAACTTTTCTAGACTATACTGGCGAATCTGCAACATTTACTTTCCTTTGTGATAAAGACTGGAAAGTAAAGAAATACTTCGACACATGGATGCGCAAGATCGTAAATCCTGAGAAACGATATGTTGGATATTATGAGGATTATACGTGTCAAATCGTTTTAAATTCACTGGATCAAAACGACCAAGTAACACAAACATGGATCATGGAAGAAGCATGGCCTAGAGCAATGGCACCTGTTTCATTAGCATGGTCCAATACACAATTCGTTAGACTGCCAATAACCTTTACATTTAGAAATTGGAGACTGCAGCAAAATGTCGGATCAAGAATGGAAAATGTGCTTGGTGGACTGGCTGGCGATACATATGCGGACAGAGGGCAACCCCTCGGATAAATTATTAGGAGAATATTATGTTACCTGTTATGGAAACACCAACGTTTTACGTTGAAATGATTGGAAGTAAAGAGCGAGTTAAATTCAGACCATTCTTAGTTAGAGAAGAAAAGTTGCTGATCATGGCATCAGAATCTGAAGATCAATCTGAAATGTTAAACGTGATGCAAGAAATTGTCGACGTTTGTAGTTTCGGTAAATTGGTAGGCAAAGATCTCCCGTTCTTTGAACTCCAAAATATCTTCATTAAACTTCGCTCTGAATCTATTGGTCAGATTACCGAGTTTAATTTGGTATGTGGTGAGTGCGGTCATAAGACTGCAGCGGAACTTGACTTGACAACAATTAAACCCACCATTACCGAGGGTCATACAAATAAAATCGATTTCGGAAACGGTCTTGGGGTTATTATGCGGTATCCAACTTCGATCGATATGGGAGGCGATTCCGTAACATATGATTTAGTAGTTTCTTGCATCGATAGTGTCTACACTACAGATGAAGTCTTCACAACTAAAGATATTCAACGAAAAGACGTAGAGCAATTTGTTGACAATCTAACCTCTTCACAGTTTAAGAAGATTACAGAATTCTTTCTTTCTATGCCCAGAGTCGAACATAAGATTGAGTACGATTGCTCGAACTGTTCAACAAATAATGTAATTTTCCTCGACGGTGTAGAAAGTTTTTTCGAATAACCCTTTCTCATGACAACATGAGGAATCATTATAAGACCAACTTTATTTTAATGCACGAACATAAATATTCGTTAAGTGAACTTGAAAATATGATTCCTTGGGAAAGGGAAGTTTATGTTGGTTTATTGGCAATGCACTTAAAAGAAAAAGCAGATAAGCAAAGGCAGCAACAATAATGGAAACCAAGTCCGCATCAGAAAGATTTGCGAGGGTAATAGAAACCGCCAAGAACACTTCGAGTTCTGGTGAAAAACCAATGCAATCTGAAGAAAAGGACAAATTGTTCTCTGAAGTTCGCAAGGTTCTAGATCTTAATAAGAATAGACCTGCTGATAAGGAAGCATCTGCAAGATTGGTAAATAGTTTTATTCAATCTATCGAAAGGAATACATCTGATGTAATCCGCACAATGGAATCCCAAGACAAGAAACTCATGGAGGATACGTTGGATGCAATTACAAAATTGCAATTCAAGACGGTCGACGAGTTTAAGAAATCACTCAAAGACATCAATGACCTTGCATCAAAAATGATTGCTAGAAGCGAAAGTGGTGGTCCAGGACAACTTGGTGAAATTGGTAAAGAGTTACAACAGCAAGCTCTAGGCGAACGCTTCAAGGCAGAAGGATTAACACTAGAAGGTAAAGACGACACATTCGTCAATCGTCTGAAACAAGAATTGTTTGGAAACTCAAAAGAACCTGGAAGAGAAGGCACGCCAACTAAAGGATTCAGAGAAGGTTTCAAAAACGCTGGCAGCGAATTCATGGGCGGATTCAAGAAAGGATTGACGCCGCAGAGCGGAGTTCTTGGGAGCATATTCAAATCTCAAGAATCCCGTCGCGAAGAAATTCGTAATGAAACCAATCAATCGAATGAAAGACTTTCAGAAGTAGAACGTTTAAAGAAAATGTTTTCTGAGGCAATCGGTAGCAAAACAGAAACCAATAAGTCTACCAATAATAATTCAACGACGACCAGTCAGTCAACCAATGACGTTAATAAGTCAACGACGACCAGTCAGTCAACCAATGACGTTAATAAGTCAACGACGACCAGTCAGTCTTCGTCAAATGACACCGCAACAGAAACGAATCAGTCTGCAAGTCAATCTGTTGCAGAATTTACATCTGTAGATAAAATGGTAAATCTTACTGAAGAACAAAAGAAGATTTTAGAGCAGCAAGGCATCAAACCATCTTCCGAGAAAGATTTCTCGTATAGAAAAGATGGTAAACCTGTTTCAATGGAAGAGATTAATAAAACTCTGGAAGCAAAACACAAAGAATCTATACAACCAAAGGTAAAGATTCAATCTGCAAAAGGTGGAGTTGTAGTAGGAGATAAGAATGATGTTGCATCTATCTTAACTGAAATCAAACAACTCATCACAGAGATTAAAGATAAGTTATTCAAACGTGCTGGTGTTGCACCTTCTGGCAAAAAACAGTTAGACCCAAGTTCCAGCGTAAAAGATGTAATGACTCGCAACAAAATAGCACAGGCAGAAGCAGAACAAGCATCTGCAGACGCCCAAAAACGTGCTGAAAATATTGATAAACAAAACGCCGAAAAGGCATCTGCAACAGTAGAAGCGAAAGAACAATCTACCCCGAAAGTAGTTATCGGCGGAACAGAATCTGCAAACACTAGAGTCACACCAGAAACTCCTACAACTGGTAACGGTGAGCAAGATGAAGGTGGAGGATCTCTGTTTGGCGGGATCGCTGCTGGGTATGCTGGGTTCAAAGCTGGCGGTCAGGGTCTATTTAAAAAACTAGAAAATCAAAGATACTCTAGTCGTCTCTCCAACTTTGGTGCAAAAGCAGGTGGTGTATTCGAGAGAGGCACCAATGCAGTAGATGGTGCTGTTGATCGAGTAAGGGGAACTGCAAATACTCTGAGAACAAAGGCGACTGACCTTGTTAAAAACAGAGGTTTACGAGCAGAACAATTATTAGACAAGAATGGTAGACCTCTTGCTGGTGCTGCTAAGCAGTCTCGAATTGGTAAAGTGATGCGAGATCGTATTGCGGGAGTTAGTGAAAGCGGTAAAGGGATGTTTAATAAAGCATCTCAATTTATCGGCAAAAACACCGCAAAGGGTGCCACCGCTGGTAAAATTGCTGAGAGTGGTATGGGCATGCTCAGTAAAGCAAAAGGTGCTATCAGCAAGGTCGCAGAAAAGGGAATGTCTAAAGTTGGTGGCAAGATTGCTACAAAGGGTGCTGCTAAAATAGGCGCAAAGGCAGTTGGTAAATCTCTACTGAAAAAGATTCCAATTATTGGTGCAATTGCTGGTCTTGGGTTTGGTGCCATGCGTGCACTACAAGGAGACTTCGTTGGCGCTGCAGGTGAAGTAGCGTCGGGTGTCGCCTCTACTGTTCCTGGAGCGGGAACTGCTGCGTCATTTGCAATTGACGCTGGTCTTGCAGCAAGAGATATTTCCAGAGCAGGTAATGAA